TGACGTGCGTGACGCGCGTTTCCCGGGCGTTTATTTCCGCTTCCACAACAACCGCGACCGCGGCACCTGGTATCTGGTGGTCGGCAAGAAGTGGGAGAAGATTGCCGGCTTCCCCGAGCTGCCGGTGAAAGGGCTGATCAATGCACTGCCGAAGATCCGCGAGCGTCTGGCGGTCGACCCGAAGGCTTCGGCTGCTGCCGGCACTCTGCAGACTGTTGGCCAGCTGCTCGACTGGTTCACGGCGCGGCAGGCAGTCGACCGCAGTCTTTCGGGCAAGCGCCGGTCGACCAACACCTCGATCATTGCGTGCCACCTCAAGCCCCGGCTCGGGCAGCTGCTGGTGGAGGAGGTCGACCGCTCCACGCTGGACAAGGAACTGATGTGGCCCATGCAGGCCGAATTCTCGTTGTCCTACGTGCGGCTGATGTGGGGCGTGATCGTAGTGGCGTTCCGGCAGGCCGAGAAGTTGCGGATGATCAGCGCGAACCCGATCGCCGGATTCAAGTTCACCGACTTCACCAAGGCCAAGATCCAGCCGAAGCCATCCCGCCTGCGCGCCGTTCAGCTCGAAGAAGTCATTGATCAACTGGCCGCGGGCTTCGACCGCGAGCCGCAGGACTGCATGCTGGCTTTGATGATGCTCTGCCACGGCACGCGGGTGGGCGAGACTCGCATGGCCCGATGGTCACATCTGACCCTGGGTGAGCAGGGCGAGTGGTTCATCCCTGCGGAGAACACCAAGACCCGTTGCGAGCATCGGCTGCCACTGACCCATCAAGTCTGCGCGCTGCTGGAGCGGTACCGAGATTGGCAGGCCGGCAAGGGATACAAGGGGGCATTCGTGTTCCCGGCGCGTGGCGGTGGCTGCCTCAGTGACAGCCAGGCCTGTGCCGTATTCGCCCGGTTGGGTGGGGGTGAGTGGACCAGCCACGACCTGCGCAAGGTTGCCCGCACCGGTTGGACTGACCTCGGCGTGGACTTCCTCATCGGCGAGATGCTGGTGAACCACACGATGACTCGCAACGTCCAGACCTACATCCACACATCCGCCGAATTGCTCAAGCGCGAAGCCCTAGGCAAGTGGCACGAATGGTTAGACGGGAAAGGCTTTAGCCTGATTCATCGCTCGACTATGACCAGAAACGGAAATTCGCAGAATGCCGCCGAGGCCTTGAATGGCGCGGCCTCTAGCCAAATCACGAAACCATAAAAGGCGAGGTTTAAAAATGGATAAAAAGCAGCATGGCCCCGCCTTAGTGCGAACTCTGATCCCGCTCACCGACTGCCCGTCGTGCGCTGGTAAAGGAATGATCAAGGGCGTGTTCTACGAGCTCGATTGCATCGGCTGTCACTCGTCCGGCTTCGTCCATGCCCAGACTCTTGAGGTGGTGCCGCTGGAGCAGTTGGTGGTTCAGCTGGGCCGCATGGCTCGTCGAGGAGGCGCTCAGATCACCGGCAAAACCCCGACGCGCTTGATCGTTGATGAATACCAAACAGCAAACAGCCGCGGGCCTGGCGGTTCGTCTTACAAGGGGGATTGAGCATGGCTATGTATAAGGACGTGATGGGGACTTTGGTGCGCGTGCTGGCCGCCGACAACATCGACAACAGCACCAAGCAGTCGTGGCAGAAGCTGATCGATGCCGATCTCCGTCAGGGCGGCAATGGCAGCTCCCTTTCGCCACGCGACAAGTTCGATTACGACTGCTGCCTCTATGCGCTGCTGCACCGTCAGCTTGACCCAGCGCAGTGGGACGTTCTGGTCGCGAAGTATTCGACGCACAAGGCCAATAAGGTCGCCGCCATTGGCCGTCTGGTTGCGCGCATGACGTCGCCAGCGCCCCAGCTGTTCATTTACAAGGCGCTCACAGCGTGGGCAATTCCGAAGCTCAAGGGCGTGCAGGTGGGGAAGCGATCGACCGACATGATCGTGCTGCCGGCTGAGTTCTACGACATGAACACATGGGATCTGGCTGGCTCACCGGAGCGCACGCGACGTAACTGGCGTGGCGGCATCCACAAGCGACTTGAGCAGTTGGAAGAAGCGGCGGTGATCCATGCCACCGAGATTTTCGACCGGGAACAAATCTTTGTAGATGCCGCTTGACCATGATGGCCACTTGGCCGTAAATTAAACCCATCATGTCGATCTTGCGTATGTTGATGCGCAGAAAAGAAGCCCAGCCCGCGAAAGCTGGGCTTTTTCGTCTGTTTTCGGATTGATTGAGTGTTGTTCGGATTAATTGACATGTTTTGCAAGGATGTAGATGGACAACAAAACTATCCGATGGATAACGAATGTACTATTGTGTGTTGGTACAGGGTTCATGGTTACAGGTGCTAGCATTCTGGCGGTCGGAGACCTCAATAGCGCAAGCACGATAGTGAATGGAGCTACAATGCTTGTCTCAAGCACGTTCGTTGTAGCGTTGTCCTATCTAGTAGCCATGCAGGAGGTGGAATAATGTTCCTACTTTTCATGTTGATATGGGCAGGTTCGATCGGGTGTCTGATCGCGTTCGCGATATTTAGATCGAAAGCTAAGGCGAAATCTGAAGCGAAAGTGTCGCCAGAAACCCAAAGAGATAGAGTTGATGTTGCCGCTGCTATGCGGGCCGTCGACAAATCGCTCGAAAATTCGGTGTTGGGCCCAGCTTCAAGCGCAGTTCATCACGCAGCTATCGAAAAGTACTTCGAGGCAGCTCGCCGCTCAGAGGTATTTGTTAGATTTGAGCCGCACGTAGAGAGTCATACAAGCAGGATTGCTAAGGCCTACGCGATTGATCTCAGTAAGGGCAAGCAATCCTCCGGAAGCGAAAGCATGCCTATTATCAAAGTGCTTCGGTAATACGAAGCGTCTCTAAGCCCCGCCATTGTGCGGGGTTTTTCGTTTCTGGAGTAGCAGATGGACCCTACTGATCTCGGGCCGGGCACAGCTACCTGGCTGGGCGGGACCGGAACGGTGTTGCTAGCAGCATTCCTTTGGTTGCGTAAATTCCTTTCCAGGGATGCTGCCGACAGGGCGATGGATAATGCCGACATCTTCACGCTGCGCCGGCTGAATGAGCTGCTGGACTCTGAGCGTGTTGCACGAAAGGAAGCTGAAGCTCGCGCTGACCAGTTCGCGAAAGAGCGCAACGAGCTCGCCGCGGCGGTTGGGCGGATGGAGGGGAAGATCGAAGCCCTCACCAGCCAAGTCGCACAGCTCACTGCGACGGTTACCTCGCAGAGTGAAGAGATCGCCCGCCTGCGTACCAAGCTTGGAGACATCAACTGATGGACAGATGCGCAATGGAATTCATTGCTCGCCGCTGGTGGCGTCGCGCAGAGGTATGGGTGATCGCTGGCCTACTGTTGGCGGGCGGTTTGATCCTCGGTTACCAAGCCGGTGTGTGGTCAGCCAGCAGTGAGCAGACGAAGCAGCTCGCCGAGGTTCGCGCAGCCTACGACGCAGCGCTGGGCAAGCGCGACGTCCGCCTCAACAGCCTGGCGGAGAAGACGCAGGATGCGGCGGTGAAAGTGCAGGAAGCGTCGAACTCAGCAGTCCACGCCGCCGATACTGCGAGCAAGGCCGCAGAGAAGGTCAATGAAGCCGTCGAGCGGCAAGCACCATAGCACTCGCGCGATGACAGGAGTTTTTTGATGGCATGCGGTGGATGCGCCGCCCGGCGCGAGTGGATCAAGAAGTGGAGCAAGATGGCTTATGAACGATCCGTTGATCTCATTGCTGGAAAGACTGTTAGTCGCTCAAGAGAGCACGGCGCAGTCGATGAGCCAGGTAGCCCAACGACTCGACCTGCTGATCCAAGCGATGGCCGAGGATGAGCCAGAAGATCCAGACGCTCAGCCTCTGACCTATATGGATGGCTCGCCATGCCGTTGAGGCCCAAGAAGCCATGCAATGCCCAGGGATGCAACGCGCTCACGCGCAACCCTCGGTACTGTGATGATCATGCGCACTTGCTCAAGAGCACAGCGCGTGCCAAGCCCCGCGAGAGCAGCACCAAACGCCACTACAACTACAAGTGGCAGCAAGCACGCGCTGGCTGGTCGTGGTAGCAACGGATGTCGATCACATCATCCCCCACAAGAACGACATGACACTGTTCTGGGACAAGACCAACTGGCAAAGCCTGTGCGGTCCGTGCCATTCGGCCAAGACGGCCTCGGAAGACGGCGGTTTTGGCAACGCACGGCGCTGAAAACAGAAAATCGCCGCGAAAACAGTGAAAATCGGCTCAAATGAGACGAATTCGCACGCAGGGGAGGGGGAGGGTCGAAAGTTCAGGGCTTTTCGCTTCTAGACCGCGCCCTCAGCCTTTCTTTCACGACCGCGAAATTAAAAATCCAGGAGTTGCGCGATGGGAGGCACCGCCACGGTCGCCGGCCGTGGTCGCAAACCCAAGCCGACGTCCAAGAAAGAGCTAGCCGGCAATCCAGGGAAACGCGCCCTCAACAAGGCCGAGCCCCAGTTTTCCAAGATCACAAACATTGATCCGCCTGAATGGTTCAGCGAACGAGCGGCCACCATGTGGAACATGATCGTCCCGGAGTTGCTGCGCGAGAACGTCGTGGCAATCACCGATCTGCATAACGTCGAAGCGTTCTGTAGCGCCTATGACAACTGGCGCATGGCGCAAGAGTCGATCGCGGCGCACGGCATCGTAGTGACGGGCGCCACCGGTGGCCCGATGAAAAACCCCGCGCTTACCGCTGCCAACGAAACGATGCGCCAGATGGTGACGTTCGGGTCGATGCTTGGCCTCGATCCCGCCAGTCGAACGCGATTGATCGGTGGCAACAAGGAGAAAGAAACCAACGAATTCGCCAAACTACTGAGTAGCTGATGACCAAATCTGCCCACCCCAATGTCGACAAGGCGACGGCGTGGGGTCGGTCATTGCTCCGTGGAAAGGTTCCGGCGTGCCGGTATATCCATCAGGCTGTGCAGCGTCACTTCGACGACCTGGCCGCCAGTCGCAAGCGTGGGTTCCGTTTCAAGTTCGACGCGGCCAAGGCCGAGAAAAAACTCAAGCTGATGCAGCTCCTGCCTCACACAAAGGGGGAGTGGGCATTCAAGCGTCAGCTGATCACCCTGGAGCCATGGCAACTTTTCGGCCTCGCTGTGACGTTCGGTTGGGTCAAGAAGAAGGGCGGCCACCGCCGTTTCCGCGAAAGCTACTGGGAAGTGCCTCGGAAGAACGGTAAATCAGTTGTGGCGGGCGGCGTGGGCATCAGCATGTTCGTTGCCGACGGTGAGTTCGGCGCTGAGGTGTATGCGGGAGCGACCACTGAGAAACAGGCGTGGGAAGTTTTCCGCCCTGCAAAACTCATGGTCAGCAAATCGCCGATGCTCATTCAGGCGGCGGGGATTGAGGTTAACGCCTCGAACATGAACATTCCGTCCGACTTCAGCCGCTTCGAACCACTGATTGGAAACCCAGGCGACGGCGCATCACCCAGCTGCGCGATCGTCGACGAATACCACGAGCACCCGACGTCGGCCCAGTACGACACCATGCTCACCGGTATGGGCGCACGCCGACAGCCACTGATGTTCATCATCACCACCGCCGGCGCCGATATCGAAGGGCCATGTTACGACAAGCGCCGCCAGGTGGTTGAAATGCTGGCCGGCACCGTGCCTGACGATGAGTTGTTCGGCTGGATCTGGACGCTCGACGAAGGCGATGACTGGACCGATCCGAAGATGCTGGCCAAGGCCAACCCGAACCACGGCGTTTCGGTATTCCAAGAGTATCTGGAAAGCCAACAGGCCCGGGCCATTCGCTCGGCGCGGTTCGCAAATACGTTCAAAACGAAGCACCTCAACCTATGGGTGAGCGCGAAGTCCGGCTTCTTCAACATGGAAGACTGGAAATCCTGCGAAGACACCACGCTCACGCTCGAGCAGTTCGAGGGGCAGGAGTGGATTGCAGGCTTCGACTTGGCGCGTAAGTTGGACATGAACTCACGGGCGCGTCTGTTCTGGCGGGTCATCGATGGCAAGACCCACTATTACAGCGTGGCCCCGAAATTCTGGGTGCCGTATGACACTGCGTTCAACACCGATAACAAGCGCATGTCCGAACGGTTCCAAGCCTGGGTGAACTCCAAACATCTGGAGGTTACCGATGGCGCCGAGATCGATTACCGCGAAATCCTCGAGGACACCAAGGAGGCGAATCACCACGCACCGTTGCGCGAGTCGCCAATTGACCCGCACGGCGCGACTGGCTTGAGCCATGACCTGGATGACGAGGGCTTCAACCCGATCACCATCACCCAGAACTACACGAACATGTCGGACCCGATGAAGGAACTCGAGGCGGCCATCACCGCCGGCCGTTTCCATCATGACGGTAACCCCATTATGACCTGGTGCATCGCCAACGTGATCG